AGGCCAAGTTCTTGCGCCTGTTTCTGCAACTCAATCTCAGCAATCTTGACCTGAGCAATCTGCTCTGCTGACAGCTTGTTGTTGGAGATCAGGTCGCCCACCTTGTCGGGGTCAACGCCAATAGCTTTGCTGATAGCCGACACGGCCATGCCGGCCAGTGGGCCACCCATCGCCGTGGCGATTGTGGGCGCAATTTGTTTTAACCAATCCATTATTGTTTACTCCTTGAAAGCATGGTTGCTGCGATTTGTAACATGGCGCGGGTGCTGTCCATGTCCTCTGGCTGGGTTGCCCATCCGACCGTGATCTGGCCGACAAAGCGCCCAGGCTCCGGTGGCACGCTGATGCGGCAAGTGTAGGCCACGCCCTTGGCGATGTACCACAAGCCCATCTCCGACTGTGCTGACTTGTATTCGCTGCATGGAATCTCGTTTGCCATCAGCTTGACGACATCGCTGTTGTTGGCAGCGTTCTGGGTAAACAGGCCAACGTCCAGCCCGTCATTGGTTTTGTCCCTGCCGTTCTTGCCGTAGGCGCGGTACAGAACCCTTGTGCCGAACATGCTGTTGACCTTGAACACCGCTACCACCAGGGCGCCAGATTGCTTGAACAAATGAGCGGCGGCGTCTTCTACGCGGTCCTCTGCAATGGACGGAATCTTTCTTGACTCCTTGTACGCACCAATCAGAAGCTCTTGGTTTGTGTACACAAAGTAGCCGGCAAAGGTCAAGACGGCCATCAGGACCATTGCGAACAGCCTGAACGGGCTGGACACATACGCCAGCACCTTGTCAACTAGGTTTAAACGCTCGTCGCTCATCTTTGCTGCCCAAGGATGCCCAAGGTGAAATAAATGATAGCGCCGATTAAGATTAAAAAGACACTTGCCATCAGCACAAGTTCAATGCCCTCATCCATTTCTGCTTTGCGCTTGTTCGCAGCCTCACGCTCACGTCTGGCGTCATGGGCAGACTCAACATCCATTGCTGCGGCTCTAGACTTGATCTTGTTCCAGACGTCAATCTTGCCGGACTGCATGAACAGTAGCTGCAACTCGTCCTCAAAACGCTTGGCCTGATCCAGCGCCATCTCAATCTGAATGGCAGTGCCCATCGATGACTTGGACTTCTTGGCCTGAACAACAGCCTTAGTGGCCGTAGACTTTGCGTCAAAGTATTTACCCAGTACAGGCCCAAGAGACGACACATCATCAACAGTCTTACTGACCTTCTTGATCAGCGCGACTGCTGCTTGGATACCGGCAAGGGCTGTTAGAGGATCAATCACTTTCAGCTACCTTCTTGGGTTCAGGCTTGCCTCGCTCACGCCATTGCAAGCACCAAACCTCTTTGCGGTCTGATGACCATGACCAGCGCACGCATTCAAAGGTTGGGGCGGGTGCTTGCGCTGCTGGCAATGGAGGCGGCAGCGCGTCCATCTCAGCGGCTTCTAAAGCTATCCCAGAAGGTCACGACAGCGGCCAGCAGACCACCTAGCCACAGCAGGGGCTTGGCTAGCTTGCTGAGTGTCTCCAGCACCACGAAGGCGCCGCGAGCCGCAGCAAACGCCGCCGTCACATCTTTGGTGTTCTCGGTCAACAAATCGACCTTGCCCTCAACGGCCACCAAGCGGTCGTAGATTTCGCGGTGAGTTATATCGTTCATGGTTTAGGATACTTTGCTTTAACGGCCAGACAGGCCGCAACATAGGCGTCCACTTGCGCTTGGTCGCCCTTCACAATGCCGTCAAGGTAATCTGCCATCGGTGGATACTCGGGCACACGCTTCTGCGCGTAAGTCAACACGGGCGCGTTAGCGGCGCAGATGGCCGCCGCTTCTTCGTCTGTGATCTGAACTGAGCCTGCGGGAAGGAGATGAGCGAATGCGGGTTCAATAAAATGCAATGAGTTGTCAGGGGCTTTGTAGTGCATGATTTACCTTTAGCGAAGTTCGGCAGCGCCAGAAAAGTTTGTGCCGCCCGGTAGATATGAAACCCCAGGAGGTATTACAAATCCGGCAGAGCTTGATGTACCGACAGTTGCAGTACCAACATTGTTTACTACTCCGTTAATTGTGACGCTTGCGCTGGCGTTTGTAGTGAGAGTTACGAATAGATAAATTGGCTTGCCTGTGGTGTTGTAATAAGTTGTTCCACTTGTCCTAGTAACCGTCTGCCAAGTCTGCCCATACCCTAAGCTACTCATTGCAGTCAAAGCCTGACCACCGCACCCTTGGATGGTGCTAGGCGTAGTTGCCCAAGTACCCGCAGTAGCTTGTGTGCTTTCAATGTAACCGACAACACGGTAGGCCAAGTTTGTACGCGCAGTGGTCGAATAGACAGTGGACGCGCTATCCGCTGCGCCGGCCCCGCCTTCAGCAGTGGTACTGATCAAACCAGTTTCGGTCAAATCATTGCCGCCCGAAATGTTGACAACCGCCAGTTCTACTGTTCCAGCATTGTCAAGAGCCAATACAACAATGCGGCTCTGCACTGCCGAAACAGTGCCCAAGGTTGATCCTGACGATACGACTACAGAAACAGGCGATGAAATTACCCGCGATACCACAGTACCGCTTGTCAAGGTAGCAGACCTGAAATCCAGTGTGGTTGCGCTTAGTGTGACCGTGAGAGCATTGGCAGCCACAGACGCAGTGATTGGCTTGATGGCAGACTCTGGCACTTTGGTCAATGACCCGCCGCCCTCAAAAGTTAAAGTTTCAGCGGTAATCGTGCCAGTTGCGGTGACGGTGGTGGCGTTAACTGTGGTAATGTTGCCAGTGGTGCTATTGACCGTAGTAATCGTGCCAGTTGTCGCGGCTAGCGTGGTGAACGCGCCAGTGTTAGGCGCAGTGCTACCGATAGGCGGCGGCGAAGCCAACGAAGTAACTAAGGACAGGTAGTCAATGGGCGTGGCAATGTTGTCCACGGTGTACAGCAGCACATCAGCGGATGTGAACACGCTGAATTTGTACGAAGACGATGGCGCCAACCAGATGTTGGCTTGGCCTAACGAGTTCAGAATGATTGGGTTAGTATTGGCTGTAAGGCCACCAGCGTCCGTAAAAGTTGCCAGCGGCGTGGTTGTGCCAGCCGAGTAAGTGTAAATCTTGCCGCCAACCAACGGGTTGCCATCGCTGCCGTAAATCTGCTGCTTGGGTGTGGGGGTAAGTGATGCCATGTTTATTTTCCGATCAAAGCGTTCTTAATCTCTACATCTGAAGGCCGCATGGCATTAACTGGCCGGTAGTCCTTCGGCATAGCCTTTGCAGCTTGATACGCCGGCGTCGCCATGCGCTTAGCTGCAAGCCCACTTAGCGTGGTGCCCGCAGCGATGCCAGTAGCCAAACCCGCTGCCGCGCCGGCAGGGCCAAGGGGCGCGCCCAAAGCAGCACCAAAAGCACCGCCAATGCTACCCCGCGAAAGCCGAGGCAAACCGCCAACATCGGCGGGGGCCAGCGTGAAATATTCAGGAAAATTAGCCGCCGCCTTAGCAATGTCGGCGCCAACGCCTGTTATCCGGCCTCTGCTTTCTTGGTTCATTTTGACATACGCTTGCGGGTCAATTTTTTCTTGGCCGTAATCTAAAGCGCGGGCGTGCTGATAAATTTGCGCTTGCTTAGTTCGCGCTGCTTGAATGCCGGCCAACACTTTTGGGTCTGTTACGTTTGCATCAATCAATTTTTCATACGCGTCGGCAATGCCCATGCGCGTTTCAGCTTCGGCCATTTCAGGGGCTGATGGTGGGTTGACGCCTTTGTCTCTACGTTTGTAAACGTCAACGGCTTCTTTGCGAAGCGTGCGAATGTCGTTAAGCACATCAACGCCGCTTCGGCCTGGGCTTATTTCATTCGTCATGTTGTCGATCAAAGTATTTGCGGCTTCAACGCGGCCTTTGGAAACCGCCGAAGCAGGTTTTTTTAGGTTTTGAAGTTGCGCTATAAAATCGACGTCAGGCGTCAGCATTTTAATTTTTTTAACCGCATCGTAGGGTTTACCTGCGGTGTCTAACGCCTGATCTATTGCGCTGGCGTTTAGCCGTGCGCTAGGCTCAAGACCTAAGTCTTTACGGATCGCATCTGTAACTGCTGTTTCATTAACCTTGGCAAATTTTGCTTTTAATTCTGGCCCAACAATTTTGCCCATCAATACGTTAGACGCAGTTGGGTTTGAAATAGCTGGTGGCACAGCAGCGCCAATTCGTTGCGCGGCTTGTGCGGCGTCTATGATCGGCGCAGCAGCGTAAGAACCAGCAACATTTGCGGCTTCAATGCGCGCGCCGCGCGCGGCTAATGGATTTGCTAAAGCGTTGCCAATTAACGCGCCTTCAGCGCGCGCAACATCGGCTACTGCACGGGCGGCAGGCATTACTTTTGGTGCAAAAGCGCCGCCAAAACCACCAGAAAGATACGGGGGTAGCTTTGATGCTTCTGCTGCACGCCCAACTGATTCAAGCGCTTCTTGCGCCAATTGAGTACGGGGCTGGTATTGAATTTGACCGGCAACTTTGCGTTTAAATTCTGGCCCCCCGGCGCCGGCCAAATACACTGGCAAACCGGATAGGGCAGCAGCACCGACAGCAAACGGCGTCTCAATAACGCCGCGAATTTTGTCAACCGTAGAAAGCGGTGGTGCAACCGTAGGTGCCAAGTTAGCACCCGGCTCAGTTGGAATTTGACTTATCCCGCCACGGCCAGTGGGAATGCCACTGCTGGGTTGGCCGGAAGCCTTGGCTTCCAACTCTGCCATGCGGCGCAGCGCTGCCAATTCTTCGCGTGGGTCCATAATTATTTACCGCCAAATCGTTTGCGAAGTTGGTCAAGTTCAGCTTGTTCTGCGGGTGATAACGCGCCGGCAGCGGCAGGCGCGGCAGCGGCAGGCGCGCCGCGTTTAGGCAGCTTGCCGTCACCTTTAACATACGCGTTGTCGATGTCGTCAATAATACGCAGGGCGGCTTGGACAGACTGACCAGGGTCAGAAATTGACTTCAGCATGGTTTGCAATTCCACGTTGGAGTTAAGTTGCTGCGCCGACATGCCGGTAGCATTTTTAATAGAATTGACCAATCGCATCCGCGCGCTATTAATCACATCGCGCTCAACTTGCTCTGGGCTACCGCCTGCTCTCCCAAGCATTTGGCCTACGCCGGAAGCAGCGGTTGCTGACATAAGATTGGATGCTACATTGCGCTCTGTGCTTGGAATTGCGCGCATTGTGTCCAAAGCCTGAAACGACGCGCGAAGATTATCCAGATCATCTGCAAGCTGCGTTTTGCCAGCTTCCGTTTTATTTTGACGCAACGCTGCACCAGGTTCTTTACCCGCAACGCCAATGACGCCTGGCGATCCAGCACCGCCGCCTTGTTGGTAGCGGCGGGCGTCAATGGTAATCATTTGATTTGGGTTGTTAGGGTCAACAATAGTTGTAATTGTTGGCGCAACAGGTTGGACTGGCGCGCGGCCAGCAGCAGCGCGGGCGGTAACAAAGTCTTGGAATGAACCTTTAAAATTGCCACCGTCAGGTGTTTTGGCAAAAGTGTACTCAGCTACCATGCTAGGTGGCGCAGGGGGTGCAGGCGGCTTTAGATCGGCGGCACTTGCGCCTGCTTGCGAAAGAATGCGTGTGCGATCTGCGGCAGGCAACGCCAGCAACTGACTGACTGTAGTGTTTACTTGATCTGGTGAGTACAGCCCCTGAATCAACGCATCTTGACCAAACGCAATAATGTTTTCATCGGATGGGTTAGAAGACAGACTGCGTTTAAGGTCATCGCCAAATTTACGTTGCGCGGCTTTAAGGTCAAACCCTGATTTAGCCGCTGCTGCTTGGCTGGCTGTAATTTGCGCGGCGCTTGCGTCTGCTGCGCTGCGCTCTTTGCGGTACGCAATTCCTAAAGTTGGGTTTACGCGAAACAACTGCGCTTCATAGTCGGCAGCGGTTGGGTCTAAGCCACGAAGCGCGTTGCGCTCTTGCATAGCCGCTTGCGCTTCTTGCATCTTCAACGCGTTCATTTCTTGCGCTTGACGGCCACCTTGAATTTGCTGAATGGCAGCATAGTCAGCCAGCATGTTTGGCTGCTGAATTTCCGGTGCGCGGAAACTCATCGCAATGTTGGGATTTACGAGTGCCATGATCAGTCCTTAAGCGTTTGACCCGTAAGAAAATCTTGCGTATGGGTCTGAATATTCAGCCGCACCACCACCACCAATAGCACTGGTTGGCCTATTAAGCATTTGTTGAAATAGCGCGTTGCGGTCTTGACCTTGGCCGTAGTTTATGTACTGACCCAAGCCTTGCGACAGCGCGTTAGCCCCGCCCATGTAGCCAGATGCGCGGGCCTGCGCGGCTTGAGCGCCAGCCTCACCTACGCCAGTTGCCATTGCTTGACCAGCTTGGCCTAGCTGGCCCGTAGAGGTTTGAGCCATACCGGCCAAAGATTGCAACGGGTTAAGACGAGCCTGACGCTCAGTCTGGTAGCGATTAAAAGCGTTGGTGTACTCTTGGCTACCCATTTCTTGGCCGTAGCGTTGCGCGGCCTTGAGAGCGCCGCCAGAGATCAGCCCACCACGGGCAGCAGCTTGACGGTCAAGCGCCTTTTGGCCTTCAGACAACCGAAACGCATAGCCTGGGTCTGCTTGAAACTCGCCCATGCCAAACGGCGTGTACCTAGATGCTGCCTCTAGTTCTGGCAACGCACGAACACCAACATCGCGGAACGGGGCTTGCAATTCAACTTGACGATTGAACTGTTCCTGTTGCAGTTGAGCCGCACGATCAGCCGCACTGGCTTGCGTGCGTGCGGCGCGGTTAGCGGCCACACCGCCTACTAACGCGCTGCCTATGATTGCTGTTTCAATGCCCATTTTTAATTCTCCTTAACCAACATACCGCTAACAGACTCTTTAAAGCCAAGCCGTTTTAAAACATCGTACATGTAGTCATGCCCTGGAGTAACTTTTGTGGTCACTCTACCAGACTGAAAAAAGTTTTTCCACAGACTTTTTGTCAGCCATTTCTTACGCCATTCTGGCAAAACTGAGATGTGTAACTCGTCATCTTTTTTGTACACCGCGCCAATGATGTCCCCATCGCGTTTAATTGCGCTTATTGTCCAATCTTTTACCCCAGCGCAATAGTTCTCAAACGATATTGGAGCGCTCCAATCCGTTGCCTCGTAGCCTACCCGAAGCGCCGCGTCCCGATCATCCAATAATTGCGTTGACATCAGATTATTCCAAAAGCAGATTGTTGTTAGACGCAGCTTGCATGATGACCCAATTTGTGCCGTCAGACACTATTGTCGCCCAATTTCCCACAACATCCAAGAGAATTGCCGTTCCAGCCGAAGTGCCGTCAAGCGGCACAACATTACTTGACGCTGACACCAAAAGCTGCGCTTGCATATTTTTGAAGGTCACTTGGCGCCCAGTGTAGCCCGATGGCGTTGGCAGGGTAACGGTACAGGTCGAGCCTGACTTGTTGTTGATGACCCAAGAATCAGTGTCTGCTAGGGTAAAGTTTGCAGTCTTTGTAACTGGGGCTGTACCTGTAAAAGTTGTCCATTCTGGCGCAGCACTGGGGCCATTGGTTTTAAGCACCTGCCCAGCAATCCCCGGATGAAGTTTTGCCAAAGTGGTTGTGGTGTTGGCATACAGTAAATCGCCTACCAAATAAGACGAAATACCCGTGCCACCATTGATCGCAAGGGTTACGCCAGTCCCCTCGCCAGTAATTGTGTACAGATTGTAAAAAAACCGATACCACTCCCGCGACATCAACCCTGATCGTGGATCAATAAGCTCAACACGGGGCGCCGTGATTTGAGTGACGTTGGGCGTTGTAGCCATTATGCGTTTGTGGGGCTAATCAATAATTCAGCGCCCATGATGGCCGTTTTAACCGGATCGGTCATTGATATTTCGTAAACCCGATCACGCAACTTGAGCGTCATGCCAAGCCGGCGCCAAAAGACGCGGCGGTAATACTCGCCGATCTTGCCCATTTTGCTCAAGTGTTCATTTGACCAGGTGTGACCGCCATCGTCAGAAAAGCGCAACATGATCTCAGGGTCGCTGCCTTGGCCGGTGACCAGCCCCGTGCCCGACTCACAGTCAAGTTGTAGGCTGTGCTGCGCCGTGCGCTTGAGGTTGTTTTGACCCGTTGGCAAGGCTCTCCACGACCGCAGCCACTTCTGAATGCCGCCGTTGTCAGCGTACACATCCAAGTCAAGGGTATAGATGTTGCCGTTCTCATAGTCGCCCACCACCGTGTTGCCACCAAAGTTACATTGGCAGTTGCTGCGGTGGCGGGTAAATTGACCAAGGCTAGTATCCCAGCCCGCACGCTCGTGCCACGCTTGGGTAGACACATCGTAGACCCAAGTAGCGTTGGCAGTGGGGAATGTCAGCACATAGAAGGCATGGCCTTCTTGCTGGTAGGTGTAGGCAACAGCGTCCGAGATGTTGCCGTACTGGGCAATAGCGTACTCAATGGCATGGGTAGAAACACGAACGCCAGTGTAGCCGTTGGCGCGGTAGACAATACCCTGCCCGCGAGCGTCCGTGCCAAGCCAGAACAGGCCATTGTCGAGTTTTGCAATAGAGAACGCTGCTACGCATCCAATTTCGTTAAAAGCGCCTTGGATGCGCTGCAAGGGGAAGTCAGCAGCGCCAGCGTCATACCAGACTTCAACAGAATCAGTGCCAAACAACCAGGCTTCGCGGTGATCCACAATAACCCCAACCAATCCGTCTGGCGAGCCTTCGGCAGACGCAAAGTCGAGGGGGTCAACGGAAGTGCCGTCAAGCAATTGAGTCACCCACACTTTTTGACTGTCGGGTTCGTTAAAAACAAAATACCCGTCTAGGTAGGCCACAGTCACAGCACCCGTAAAGTCAGGGTCAGTGATCTGAGCAAATACGTTGGTGACTTCGTTGTAGATAAACCCGTCAGGATTGCAAGCTAAAAAGATTTGCGTGCCATTGTCAGCAATTGATACTGGGCCAGTGCCGGTCACCGTGCCCAGTAAAGTGGGCGTGGCGGTCAACCCAGTGACTTTATAGAACTCAGTGCCGGACACAACATAAAAGTCGCTGCCGTTGGTCTGGTGCGCCCACAGCGCCCGAATCGGGCCAGTGCCTATGGTTTGCTGGAACTGAAGGCCGGGGGCGCGGTTAAGAAACCCAGGCTCTTTGCCGCCCTCGGGGACAATTTCGGGAAACAGGTTGACCATGCGGTTGTCCGCAGCGTTGATGCTGCGGGCAACGTAGCTTGACCCAAGGATCGGCGTCTTCATCAGTAATTGCCAGCATAAATGTTGAACCGCTGCCGAGTCGCCACAATGGCGTATGGCATCGACATCACATCGTCAGGGTTGTTGATGCGTTTTAAGTTGCGCTTGCTGGTCATGGCAATGCGTTGCACTTGAGGGCTTGGCTCGACACCAAACTCGGGTGCAATCTCCATCGCCAAGTTGTAAGTAAACGCACGCAAGTAGCCTGGCGGGAATAACAGGTCAGTCACCAGTGTGGCTGGGTTGCTCAGTTCTTGCACTGACACAAAATGCCATTCCAGATCGCGTGTAGGTTGCGGGTAGATCGTCATCGTAACGTCTGGGTAAGTCATGTTTACAAAAATGACTTGCGGATACGTTGACGTTACGGTCTTGACCGCAATACCGTTGTACTGTTGCTGGTTGATGAACTTGATGCCAAACGACACGTTTGTGCTTGCATCGCGGTAGTAAGTTGACTCGTCCAACAGCACGGGGCGCAGCCCTATGAAGTTACCAGAAGGGCCAAGCGTGCGAGTAATTTGCCCTGCGGGCCAAGTAAAGGTTTGATCTTGTGTGCAGAATACAGACAGGCGCTCAGTGTTCCATGAGTCGATCATCTGATTCATCGCCATCAGACTGTCTTGCATGACAGACGCCGATGACGTTTCGCCTTCGGCTAGCACACCAAGCAGCCGAAGCGCTCTGGTTATCTGATCGCCCGCCGTGTAAATCGCCATGATCAGACTCCTTCGGCTACAGCCTTACGTGTGTATTTGCGCTTAACTTCTAGCGCGTTCACCGCTACTTCAGGTTCTGATGTGGGTGCTTCTGGATTGTAGCGCGTCCAGCCGTGTGTTTCATCATAAACGGCCTCAAGTTCCATAGTGGCAACTTTACGACCGTGGACAGGGTGCTGAAGATAAATGTTCATAAGAAAACGGGGGCCGAAACCCCCGCTTTTTAGTTAGCGGCAATCAAACCAACAGTTTCAAGGCGAGATTCAACTTGAGCAAGACGGGCTTGCAAGTTGGCGATCACAGACAAAACAGTGTTACCTTCGTCTTTGGTTACAAAGCCAAAAGGGGTAGTCTGAGTCAGGTCTTGAATTGCGTAATCAGGCGTGCCTGGTGCAGTGCTGGTAATTGAGGTCAACTGAGTAGTCAAGGCAGCGCCTTGAACTACAGGGGTTGTACCGTAAAAACCTGCGGTGCCGCCAGATTTGCCCATGATTGCGCCGTTTAGTTGCGCGTCTTCAAACGCGACGCCTACAGCAATAGTATTTGGCATAATTTTTTCCTTAAGGAAAATGGGGCCGAAGCCCCATCAGATTTAGGCAACGCGATAGATTGAGTACGCTGCGTCACCTGTTTTGCGGAAACGGAACGTGCCAGATGTGTTGCTGGTTTTAGTCAGCGAATCTTGGATCGTGTCGTTACCAACAAGGGTGTTGCCCGTGCCAGCGGTGAAAACTACGTCATTTGCTGCATTGTCACCAATGTTGATGAACGAGCAGTCAAATGTCGAGCCAACTTTAAGGCTAGAGAACGCAGCATCAAGCAATGCGCCTGTTGGGAACACATAAGCGCCAGCATCTGTGCCGCCCGAGTCCATAGTACACACACCAGCAGCCAAATTGTCTGCGGTGATAGTGACTGCTGCGCCGGCCAATGCAACGGGCGCGCTAGTGTTAGAAAAGCTGATTTCGCCAAGATTGCCGTCACCAACTTGGTAACCGCTTGCGCCATTAGGAAGAGCCATGATAATTTCCTTCAAAAAGATTTAAAAAACGCCCCCGAAGGGGCATTAGGTTTAGCCCCAGATGCGGCAAGCCATTTGTGGACGGATGGTACTGAAACCATACAGAACGTCAATACGGCAAGGCATACGGTCGTTGTTGATGTCGTACTGACGAACAACGCGCAGGCTGATACCGTTGTGAACGGCACGAGCAGCCATGTCAACGCCTTGTGGCAGCAACAGGTCAG